AAGTAAAATAAAAGAAAATAGAAAAAAAGAAAGAAAAAAAAAAGTAAATAAAAGAATACAGAGCAATGTCAAATGAAGCGAACTATGATAAAAACAAAGAGTATAAAATAGCAGAAAACACCAAAGAGGAGACAAATAAATCTGTGTCTGATGATTTTTCAGTCTCCAGAACAGGATCTAATTCTAGAAGGCAGGCAGTGAGCGCTAAAGAAAACACTTGGGAAGACGTTGGAGAACATGAAGATGTATCCACTCCCGACTTTACGCCGACAGCCCGAAGAAGGCCAAAAGCTAAGAAAGTAAAAAAGAGATGTCATGTGTGTGGAAAAAACTTTGAGATTTCCGCCAGTTTAGTTAGTGGTGAATTCGTTCGTTGTAATGATTGCGTGAAATAATATGGATCATAATTTATCAGATGTTGGAGCAGAGAGGGCAGTGCTGTCTGCGCTTTTTCAATACGGGATTGATGCCTATGTTGAGATAGCAGATATTATCAACTCAGGTTCTTTTGTTAATCAAAACAATCAAGTGCTCTTTAAGTGCGTTGAAAAAGTAATTGAATCAAATTCATCTGTCGATATTCCATCAATACTTTCTGCTGCTTCTCAGTTGGGACATGCCGAAAGAGTTGAAAGCAAAGAAGAGATTTCATATATTAGGTCTCTATTTGACTTCCCTGTGAATCAAGGTAATGTATTTAGTTTTGCAGTCCAGATTAAGAAGTATGAGTTTGCGAGAAGAATCAAGAAGTTGACAACTAAAATCCATAAGGACATGGATGATGTTAACGGAGGAGAATCAATCGACGAAATAATCTCCATGCTTGAAGAACCTGTCATGGACTTCCTAAGAGAGGATGACGGAGGCGAGAAGCCAGAGAAGATTGGGGAAGGTGCGTTAGAATATCTTGAATTCCTTTCTGAAAATAAGTGTGACATTGTAGGAATACCGACTGGCTTCCCTAGATACGACCACGCCATCGGCGGTGGGTTAAGAAGGAAGTGCGTTGACTTAGTAGCCGCACGGCCTAAAGTTGGTAAGAGTGTGTTTGCTGACAATGTTGCGATTAATGCTGCCTCTCAGGGTACACCTGTACTAGTATTAGATACAGAAATGTCAAAGGAAGACCATCTGAATAGAATTATAGCCAATCTTAGCGGAGTACCAATCAACGAAGTATCTACTGGTAAGTTTGTTGACGACGATGAGAAAAACCAAAAGGTTTATCAGGCCGTCAAGCAGATAGAATCCATACCTTACAACTATGTCAGCGTTGCAGGAAAACCCTTTGAACAGATACTGAATATAATTAAAAGATGGATTATACAAGATGTTAAAATGGACGAGAACGGAAGAACTAACGATTGTGTCGTTGTATATGATTACTTAAAACTTATGTCATCAAGTTCCATATCAAACAATATACAAGAATACCAAGCACTTGGGTTCCAGATCACAAACTTGCACAACTTAGCTGTTAAGTATGATTTCCCCTGCCTTTCATTTGTTCAGTTAAACAGGGATGGAATTACTAAAGAATCAACGGACGCTGTGTCTGGCTCTGACAGGCTTATTTGGTTGTGTACATCATTCTCCATATTTAAGTCAAAGTCTCCAGAGGAGCTCGCTGAGGACGGCCCAAGAGCTGGAAACAGAAAGTTAGTTCCTATCGTGTCTAGACACGGAGCAGGACTAGACGATGGAAATTATATTAACTTGAGGATGCATGGGGAGTATGCAAAACTAGAAGAGCTGAGAACTAGAAACGAGTTCCAGACAATGCCAATTGATGACACTGGGCTTATTGAAGAAGAAAACCTAGACAATATTAATGAGGAGATTGAAGAAGATGGATTTGAAGAAGATCAAAAAGCTCCTTGGGAATAACATAGAAATGGTGTTCGCTGAACTTGAGATTGAATATGAAAAGAATGGCGACAATATAACCTGCCCATGCCCAGTCCACGAACATAGCGATAATCCAAATGCCTTTTCCTACTCCCTAGATCGGGGTATTTGGGGCTGTTGGACTAGGAGTTGCCAGCACGAGTATGGTAACGATATTCTGGGGTTAATAAGAGGAGTCCTATCCAGAGAGGAAGGCGAGGACGTTGGCTTTTCCAAAGCATTAAGATGGGCATGTAAAGTCTTGAATATAAATAACAAGGAAGTTAATGTAGAAAAAAAGGAGGAAGAGGAGAATGGTTTTGTTGGACTGGTTAAGGCGTTATCGAGCAGGCCTGTGGTTGATGAGTCTGATGTGGTCGCTAGTATTGACTGCAATGTTACTGTACCGTCTGATTACTTTCAGGCCAGAGGTTTTTTGGCAACCACATTAGATCATTTCAATGTCGGAGATTGTTCTCAGAAGAAATCTAGCATGGTGTCGAGAGCGATCATACCAGTGCATAATTTAGAAGGTGACAAGGTAGTAGCCTATATCGGAAGATCAACCAAGGACTATATTAACCCAAAATTCCTATTTACTAAAGGTTTCAACAAAAACAAGTACCTTTACAATTATCACAGAGCTAAAGAGTGCGGCCAAAAAAACTCAACGTTATTCATTACAGAAGGACAGGGAGACGTGTGGAAGCTTTATGAGGCTGGAGTAAATAATGCTATTAGTATATTTGGTAAAAACATTAGCGCACAGCAGCAAATTATACTTGAAAATAGTGGTGTTACCAGACTGGTTGTACTAACTGATAACGACCAAGCAGGAAGAGAATCCAAAGTTAAGATACAAAGACAGATGAGTAGGATGTTTAAGGTAATATTTCCAAGGCTATCAAGAAAAGATGTTGGAGATATGAATGTGAAACAAATAAGCGAAGATATTTTGCCCCAGCTGAGAGGTATGTTTTAATGTTGAATATAATTGGTATTGCAGGTAAGAAACAATCAGGAAAAAACACAATGGCTAATTACATGCACGGACATGTACTAAAGCGTATGGATAACATATCTGATTTTTCTATCAATAACAAAGGCGAGCTTGTAATAAAAACTATTGTAGGTGGTTCTACAGAATACGGGATTTTAGATATAACCAGAAAGGACTCTGGCTTCATGGAGTATGCCCATCACAACATGTGGCCCCATGTAAAATTGTATAGTTTCGCAGACGGGCTAAAGCATTTGTGCATGGAGTTTTTCGATTTGTCTTTTGAGCAAGTCTATGGCACTGATGATCAAAAAAATACTGAAACCAGTGTTTATTGGCGTGACCTGCCTACACCTAACAATAAGATTAAAGGCAAGAAGATGACGGCCAGAGAGCTGCTACAATATTTTGGCACGGATATAATGAGGAGGATGAATACGAATGTGTGGGTCAACCACACGATCAGAACAATAGCCTCAGAGCAGAGTTCGTTAGCAGTTATAGCCGATGTTAGATTTCCAAACGAAGTAGACTCAATTAAGTCTGCGGGGGGAAAAGTAATTAGGCTGACTAGAGAGTTCAAAGAAGACGGGCACTCAAGTGAAACCGCTTTAGATAAAGAAAATTACGACTGGTCAAATTTTGACCTAATTATAGATAATGCCTCAAATAGCACTGAGGATTTTTGCCGACAAATAGACGGCGTTCTTAACAGACTGGAGTTTGCATGTTAGTCACCTATATAAGAAGTTCAAGTTTCAACAATTATTCTTATTGCCAGATGCAATACTTTTTGACCTATGTGCTTGGTCATCAGTCTACTTCCGGCAAAAAGCTCAGTTAGGTACGATTGTACACAAAGTAATGGAAGTCTTGGCTGGATGTCAGCATCTACAACAAGATGGCAAAAAGATGTTATTGAGTGACGACGCTTTAGGGGATATAAAATTTAATCGCAAGAAGCTGCAGAGTGACGATTTTGTTGAAGATATATTGAAGCAGAGCTATGATTGGTATACCAGTAGCTGTGTACATAAGTACACTAATGGAGATTACAAGTTTTGCAAGGATCTTACTTGGCAAGCAATCAATTACAACAAAGGAATGTTTGACCCAAGAAACAGAAAAATAGTCGCAGCAGAGCCTCATTTTGACATCGAAATAGATGAAGACTGGGCTAAGTTTGATTACGAAATGCCAGACGGGAAAAAAATTACAGGAAATTTGGCCATAAAAGGGACGATAGATCTTGTAACTGAGGTAGAGGATGGTATAATTGAGGTAGTTGACTGGAAGACCGGACAAAGAAAAGACTGGACAACCGGAGAAGAAAAGACATACGAGAAGCTACTTACAGACCCCCAATTATTACTATATAACTACGCTATATCAAAACTTTTTCCTGATTATGAGCAGGCTATAATGACGATATTCTATGTTAGAGATGGCGGGCCGTTCTCAATGTGCTTTGACGCTAGCGATAGAGAGAAGTTTTTAGAAATGTTAAAATTAAGATTCCAGCAAATCAGCAGGAACCAAACCCCCAAACCAATGTCCTATACGAGGAATCACTGGAAGTGTAATAAGCTGTGCCACTTTTATAAGAACAACTGGCCGGGAACAGACCAAAATATGTGTATATATACAGAGGAGCACCTTAAAAAACACGGAATGGACGAAACCGTAAAAAGATGCACCGCAGAAGGATTTAGCGTGGGCCACTATGAGGCTCCGGGATAAGGAAAATACTATGATTCAAGTAGAAATCACAGAGGACATGAAGAAAAGAGCATGGGCCAAATCCAGAGAGATGGGAGTTATTAAGAACTCCATCATGAAGGGTGATGGCAATATAGCTGGCTTCATTGGCGAAGAGGTTGCAAACGTAGTCATAGAAGGTTCCATAAGTAATACTTATGATTACGACATTGTAGATAACGACGGAATTAAGTACGACGTTAAAACAAAGAGGTGTACCTCAAAACCAAAGCCATACTATGACTGCTCAGTTGCTAATTTTAATACAAAGCAGCAATGTGATAGATATGTCTTTGTAAGAGTAGAAAACAAAAATAGACGATGGGGAAGGGCTTGGGTTCTTGGTTGGCTTGGGCATGATGAATACTTCGAGAAGTCCCGACACTTAAAGAAGGGGCAGATAGACCCCTCAAATAATTTTGTTGTAAGAGCAGATTGTCACAACGTTGCAATTTCAGAACTCAACGAATTTAGGAGATCAAAATGCTAGACTTCATATACGATAGAAGAAATTTTTTGCGAGTAGGGAGTATTGGTGCTGGGCTAAGTGCCGTTGGCTTGTCTGATTACGCCTTGGCTCAAGATGCTCTGTCGTATGAAGATAAAGCCGTTGTCTGGGTGTGGCTTGGAGGAGGGCCAACTCAGTTTGAAACATTCCACGCCCCTAACGATACGGTTCCCACAGAATGGCAACCAATCAATGGAGCTATTCATGATCCAAAAACAAACATCACTCTTGGCGCTGACTGGACAGAACTAGCTAAACATACAAGCAAGCTCAATGTCGTCAACTCTTTTAGCCATAAAGATTCATCCCATAGGCAAGGTACTCACTTCATGATGACTGGGCATTATAACCCAGAGAGAACAACTACCTCAATGACAAAGTATCCTTCTTTTGGTTCTATTGTTTCCTCTGTCTATGGTACGAATCACCCCCAGAATGGAGTACCAACTTATGTTAAACAAGGTAAAATCGAAGGTGATGAAGGTGCTTGGTTGGGTGGAGCATTTAAACCATTTGATCCGTCCAATAAAGACAATCTCACACCAAGAATTGAAATCGACAGATTCAGCAACAGAAAACAACTCTTGGGAGCTATAGGCTCAGCGGCTAAAGATATATCTGGAACAGGAGCTGAATCAGTTGGGTTTTACAAAGGTCAGGCTTACGATGTTATTCTTGGTTCAGCCAAAGATGCGTTTGCAACAGATAAAGAAACGGAAAAAACTAAAGCCCTGTATGGATCAGAAAAAGCGAATGACATTGGCGAACAAATGTTACTAGCTCGCCGTCTTGTCCAGCATGGTACAAAATTTGTAACTCTTCATTATGGCGGATGGGACATGCATAGTAACATCTCTAACGCGCTGAAAACCAAAGTAAGCCCAATAGACAAGGCCATCGCAGGATTTTTGGAAGATCTAGACCAGCGAGGTCTGAGCGAAAAGGTATTGCTAGTAGTGACTGGGGAGTTTGGAAGAACAAAAATCAATGCCAATGCTGGTAGAGATCACTGGCCTGCTATTACGCCAATGATGATGGCTGGAGGTTCCTATCAAACAGGTAGAACTATTGGGGCTTCAGACAGATCATATAGTCCAATCGAAAACCCCGTAGGCCCACTTGACTTGCAGGCTACATTGTTCGACCACTTTGGAATAGAACAGAGCACTCAGCGTGTTGATAACGGTGGAAGACCAAGATATTTATTGGAAGGTGAAGCAAAGGTAATACTATAATGAAATGCAGAGGAAATGATTTAGGACGAAGGTCATTCTTACAGGTGGGATTTTTAGGCGGACTAGGAATCTCTCTATCTGATTACTTTCGTATACAGAAAACTCAGGCTGACCAGAAGTTCTATGAAAGCGTAGAAGGCCCAGCTAAAAGTGTGATCTTTATATATCTTCCCGGCGGAATGGCTCATCAGGAAACTTTTGACCCTAAGCCGTTTGCGCCCCTAGAATATAGAGGGCCAATGTCCAGCATTGAAACGGTAGTTCCCGGAACTAGACTAAATGAAATGCTATCTAAAACCGCTAAGGTTACAGATAAGATGACCATTATTCGCAGCATGACACATGGAGAGGCGGCGCATGAACGAGGCACACATAATATGTTTACTGGCTATAGACCTAGCCCAGCCCTTCAATACCCATCAATGGGCTCAGTCATTGCGCACGAGTTTGGGCCTCGCCAAAATCTTCCTCCATATGTCTGCATCCCAAACCAGCCAAATGAATTTGCAGGTACTGGATATTTAAGTAGCTCGTTCTCTGGTTTTAGTCTGGGTGCAGATCCAGCTAGCGCTAATTTCCAAGTTCGTGACTTGAAACTTCCCAACGGAGTCAATGACGGTAGATTTGGCACAAGACGCAAAATGCTTGGTGCAGTGAATGACTATTTTGCTAATAAAGAAAAGTCGGATTCATTAGACGCAGTAGACTCTTTCTACGACCGCGCTTACAGTCTAATTTCTAGCGAGAAAGCTAGAGACGCTTTTGACATTAACAAAGAAGACAATGCAACCAGAGATCGCTACGGTAGAAACACTGCTGGAGCTAGAATGTTACTTGCTAGACGTTTAGTTGAAGCAGGCACACGTTTTGTGACACTCACTTATGGCGGATGGGACATGCATGACAATATAGAAAATGGTATTCGCAATCAGGTTCCAGCTTTAGACCAAGGGTTAGCTGCTCTAATATCAGATCTAGATGATCGTGGAATGTTAGATTCTACACTGGTATGTCTGGCCTCGGAGTTTGGTCGCACACCAAAGATTAATGCAAATGCTGGCCGTGACCACTGGCCTAAAGTATTTAGCGTAGTCATGGCAGGAGGCGGCATACAAAAAGGGATGGTGTATGGATCATCCAACGCAACCGCAAGTGAACCAGAAGAAAACGCCCTTACTGTAGAAGACTGGGCGGCAACAATGTACAACAGAATTGGTATAGTCGCTGATAAAGAGTTAATGGCTC